ACGGCAGTACTGCCGGAGGTCATGCGTTAAGTCCGCTCACGGATGGCGACAAAGGCGACATCACAGTTTCAAGCAATGGCACAACCTGGAATATCGATGCAGGAGCTGTTGGCACATCTGAAATTGCAGATAGCGCAGTAACTACGGCCAAAATTGCAGACGATGCAGTTACTGCCGCAAAGCTTGCCGACACTGCTGTAACGGCTGGCAGCTATACAGCAGCTGACATCACTGTTGATGCTCAGGGTCGAATTACTGCTGCTGCTAACGGATCTGGCGGTGGCGGCGGTGGTGGATCGTGGAATTTAATAAGCACAACAACTGTTAGTACTGCCGTAGCTTCAGTAGATTTTACAAGTATCGGTAGCTATAATCGCTACGTCCTGCTTTGGGACTGCGAGATGGATGGGGCTCAACTGCCTAAAATCCAAATTTACGACGACGGAAGTTTAGTGACAAGCAGCAATTATGTTATGCAGCGTTCTGTGATTGAGACCAGCGGCGCCAGCGCATATGCAACCACCTTTTCTGGATGGCTTACAACAAATGGCATGGTGTCACAGATTGGAAGATTTGAAATAAGTGTTGCAGCCCCAAGAGCCACAATGGAAATAGTGTTGGGCGGTTTTACAGGCACAAACAATTCTTGCAAAACAATGATTACTCACGGCGGAATGAAAAGCACTTATTCTATTACTGATGTAGATGGTTTTAGGTTTACGACAACTTCGGGAACGGCAGAAATAGAAAGCGGCAGATTTTCACTTTATGGAATTGGTCAATAGTATGCAGAAAATAGTAAACGGCGAGCTTGTTGACCTTACTCAAGCCGAAATTGACAGCGCAACAGCCCAGCTAAATGATTACAACCAGAATGTACTGGCTCAAGAAGTACGTGCTCAGCGCGACAGGCTTTTAGCAGAAACTGATTACCTTGCTCTAAGCGACTCAACCCTTTCATCAGATATGGCTACTTACCGTCAGGCTCTGAGAGATGTGCCAAGCCAGGCAGGGTTTCCAACAGATGTAACGTGGCCCGTAAAGCCCTAACGTAATCGCCAACGTCTGACACCAACGCCAGTGCAGCTGGAACGCCCAGCTGAGGTTACAGTAAGGCTAAATCACTTTTGTACTCATGGCTAAATCCATGGATAAGGTCCCACAAGCTGATGGGACCTACAAGTGGGAAATGGTAGAAATCACGCAGCAGTATCTTGCTGAGCGCGCTGCCAAAGAAGAGGCACTTGCCAATGGCACACCATTCCCTGGTGCGGGAGTAGAAACCGAGGCAAAGCCTAAAACTACCCGTCGCAAGAAAAGTACTAAGGTAGAAGAGTCCACTAATTCCTAATAATGGAAGAACAAGTCATCCAGGAAACGCCCGTGGCAACTCCTGCTGAGCAACCCGTGGTTGCGAATGACAACACTGTCAACATTGATGTGTCTGCCTACGAGCAGCAAGTTCAGGCTGAAAAAGCCAGAGCTGAAGAAGCCGAGGCTAAGTTCCAGCGAATCAAGGAAAAGATGAATGACCTTGATAAAAAGCTGGAAAAGAACGAAGCTGAACGGCGTAAAAGGCTTGAAGACCAAGGCCAGTGGAAGGATCTTTGGGAAGAGGCCAACAAAACGGCCCAAGGCAAAGATCAACAGATCGTTGATTTGGAGCGTCAGCTTGCTGAGCTGCGAACTTCAAATGAAGCAGCAGCAATGAAAAATGCTGCACTAGCTGCAATCAACCAAGCTGGTGCGATCAACTCTGGTCAAATGCTGCAGCTGGTGCAGGGCAACCTCAAGAAAGCTGAGGATGGCAGCGTTAAGGTGCTTGACGGTGGCGTTGAGCAAGACATCAACGTCTATCTTGCCAAGCTAAAAAATCCTGGTTCAGGCTTTGAGCATCACTTCAAGCCAAGTGCTCAAGCTGGCATGGGTGCGAAGCCTTCTACTGGTACTGCCGGAGCTGCCGGAATGGCTAATCCATGGGCAGAAGGTAGTATTAACATTACAAGGCAAATGTCCTTGGAAATTACCGACCCCGAGCTTGCAGCCGTGCTCAAGCGAGAGGCAGGTAAATAGCTCCCGTGGGGCTTTTCCTTCAAGTCCGTGACTTGAGACCCGCAAACTTTTACCCCGATTAAGAAATGGCCGCACCATTTCAGAATTATTCCGGCGGTGTCCTTCTCGCGGACATCGTAAAAAGGAATAATCTCAGCACCTATGTGTCTGAGGCTATTAAAGAGCGCAGCGAGTTCATCAAGAGCGGTGCTGTTGTTCGCAACTCTCTTCTGGATGCACGCGAAGGCGGCACCCGGATTCAAGTGCCTGAGTTCAACCCGGTTTCGCCTACCGAAACCATCATGGACGGTACGGCAACTTGGAACACCAACGGTTATCTGGTTCCCCAGAAAATCGGCACTGCCACTCAAATTGCAACCATCTGCCATCGCGGTTTCGCGTATGCCGTGGATGACGTTGCAGTTCTGGCTGCTGGTGAAGATCCCATGCTTCACATCCGCAATCAGCTGGCTGATGCCATCAACAAGCTGAACAGCGCACGTCTGTATAACCAGCTTGCTGGTCTGTTCGGCACTGCTCTGTCTAGTCACTCACTGGACAAAGCTGTTGGTGCAACCTCTGGTCAAGCAGAAGCCAACTATCTGACTGCTGCCAACGTTGCTGAAGCTCGCTCTGTTTTGGGTGAGCGTGGTGATGAACTGGACATTCTGGTTGTTCACCCCTCTGTCGCTTACTACCTGTATCAGGTGGGAATGCTGACCTTCTCCACTTCTGCACTGTCTGCTTCTGGCGCAGTGACCTGGGGTGGTGGCGGCGTTGGCGTTGGCGCTCGCGAGGTTGGTGAGTTTGCTGGTATGCGCGTCATTGTTGACTCACAGATCAACACCGTGCGTCCTGGTACTGCCACTCACATCAGTGAGTTCCGCTGCTACATGCTGAAGTCCGGCACCATCCTTGAGGGTGTGCAGCAGGACCTCCGCGTGGAAGCTGACCGCAACATCCTGTCCAAGCAGGATGTGATCTCGGTTGATTACCACACTGCTTATCACGTGATGGGCACCAAGTGGGGTAACGCCGCTGATAACCCGACCAACGCTCAGCTTGCAACAGCTGGCAACTGGACGGCCACTTACGACATCGACCTGATCCCCATGGTCGAACTGATCGTGAACACGCCGCTCGACGTTACCGCTATCCCTTCCTGATAACGGTTCATGGCCCTACCATTAGGTGGGGCCTCTTCTTTTTCTTGCTATGGCTGCCACGATCAACGCCACACTGAAGAGTGCGACAGCCAACAGCTATGTAACGCTGGCAGAAGCCGACGCATATTTTGAAACCGTCCCAAGCAGCACCAACTGGGACAACAAGACTGATGACGCGAAGAATCGAGCGCTGATCTCTGCAACGCGCTGGATCGATACGTTGAACTTCTACGGTGATCGTTGCGATAACAGCCAGGCTCTTAGCTGGCCTCGCAATGATTATCACGTGGATCGTGTCGAGTTGGTTTGCACCAGCATTCCAAACGACATCAAATACGCTACTTATGAGCTAGCTAACGCACTGGCCAATGACACGGACTCGATTACAGGGACTACCGGCGATACGGGGTTATACGAATCGGTCAAGCTCGGTGAGATGGAAGTTAAGTACAACACTTCTAGTCAAGCTACCGGAACTGTTAATAACGTATTCGACGTTTATCCTTGGCTGCAGTCTTATCTTGGGGCTTATTGCCTTGGTGGTAGCGGTTCGTATTCTCTCCGCGTTGTGAGGGGTTGAGATGGCAGGAGCACTCGACAGCGCTTTTAAGAATATCGCTAAGCAGGTCGTTGCAGATCTAGGTCAATCTTTTGATCACACGATCACCTACACCCGCAAAGCCTCTCCCTCGTACAACGTATCGACTGGTGCGCTGACCACAACCGACACGGCTTACTCCATCAAAGTACCGATCGAGTTTATTGATTCGGAGGAAGAGGAAGGCCGCGAAGAACGCAAAGCCAAGCTCTACGTGACCCCCAATCTGATCGGAGACAATCAACCCACATTTGAGGACACCATCTCACTGACGTACGCAGGTTCGAGCCGCGTTGCCCAGATAACGGATATTCGGACATTCAAAGGCGGGCAGGAATACTTCTTCGTCATTCAGGTGAGGTTCTGATGGCTAAGAAAAAAGGTCTTGGCCAAATCGTCACTGACCTGGAACGTCAGATAAACGACGACTACAACGCCCTGATCCAGCTCACTGTCGAAGGCTTGGGCACAGAAGAGAACAGCCCAGTGGACACAGGGTTCTTTGCCTCAAGCTGGAAAGCATCAACCCAAAAAGTCCGTGCTGAGGATAAGCGCGAAGATCACGCTCCATGGTCAAAGATCTACGAAACTCGCCAGCCAGGTGGAGAAACTACTTGGAGCAGCATCGGCAACCAATGGGTTCACACCGATAAAAAACCAGCACAAAGCCGGATCAAACCTCGTTTTGAGGTTCCTGAGTTCAATTTCAAGCGCCAGCCCACGGTTTACATCGGCAACACCGCTGAGTATGCGGGGTATGCCCTTGAGTCTCCAAAAGTGGCAAACTTTATCCAGGGTGAAATGCGTTCTTTGGTCCAGCAGACCTTTGGGGACAAACGTCCTGGCCGCATTTTTGCCAGAACTGGATCCAGCAGCAGTGTGTTCGGGTCTTATACCAAGCTCTAAGCCATGACTCTCGTAAACGCCCGTGCGGCCTTCGAAAAAGCAGTCACTGACGCTGTTGCAGCCGCCGACAACACGGTGCTCATGGTTTACGACAACGTTCGTTACACCACACCCGGCAAAACCAAGAAATACATCTTGATGACGGTGAACTTCAACCGTTCCACCATCCAAAACCAAGGCGCCGCCCAGGACTACTACTCCGGCGTCATCCAGTGCAACATCTATGTTCCCAAGTCTGCTGGAACGTCAGTCTTGTCCTCTCTAAGTGAAGCTGTAATCGACGGTCTTACATCTGTGAATGCTTCTGGCTACACCGATACTTTCAGCGTTGCACCTCGCGTTTCTGACATTTCTGGACCAACCCCGTTAGAGCTAGAAGACCGCTCGCACTTTATTGGCATTGTTTCTTGTCAGTTCACAGCAGTTGTGTAGTATATTAAGGCAAACGGTACTACTTTATGCGCGCCTCTGAACTGCTTCGCAATAAGTTCGGCGTTAGTCAGCTGTATAAGCACGAAGTCAAAGACGGCGACGAA